GTAAGACTGTTAAGAGAAATGTAATGACTCTAGGCTATGGTGGTACGTCCTACGGTATGGGCCAGCAGGTAATAGAAGACACTAGAGATATATCTACCTATCTAAGAGACAAAGAGCATCTCTGGGGAGCACTCCTTGGCGCTCTGGTGTATAAGACCTGTTATGAAGAGCTTAAGGGGCCAGCAAAGCTACTTAAGATGTTTCAGAGTTTAGCAGAGAGAGCTAACAAAAAGAAAGTTCATATGAGTTGGATTTCCCCTGTTACTGGATTTCCTGTTGTACAAGCCTATCGAAAGCCTACTAATAAGCGCACAGAGCTTAAGTATGGCGAAGATATTCTTAAAGTACAGCTTCAAGTGTGGGAAGAAACAACTGTAAATGAAACCAAACAGAAAACTGGTGCTGCACCTAATGTAGTTCATAGTCTTGATGCTGTACACTTAACTATGTGTATACATGATGCAGACTATCCAACTACTGTAGTACATGATTCTTTTGGTTGTCATGCAGGTAACATGGATAAGATGTTTTATCATGTTAGAGAAAAGTTTGTAGAACTTTATGAGGGCTTGCCGCTTGAGAATATTTTGCAGCAACTAGAATCAGAAGATTTAATTCCAGAGAAAGGAAACTTAAATGTCAGAGACGTCCTTAAGTCGGACTTTGCCTTTGCTTAAAGAAGGTAGCATTATCCGAATAAAAGCTTTTGAAACAATGCCAGAAATACCAACCGCAACTGTTACTGACGTTTGGGAAGATGGGTTTGGTGCTATGTGTTCTGGTGTAAATATGTGGGAGTCTGATGATGACTTTTACATGGAAATGTACGATGATAATATCGATGAATTAGTTGATATTATTAAATAAAAAATACCTGACGTTAAAGAACAATTGTTCAAATAAAACTTAATTTACATATATCCAAGAGGAAATAAATATTATGGCTATTCTTAACAACGTAGAACTATTCTTTGCTAAACTTGACCCTAAAAAGCCTAATGCACGGTTCAATGCTGATAACCCTACATGGGAAGTTCAGATTCGTACTCGTAACAAGAAACAGGCTAAAGAGTGGAAAGATCTTAACATCAACGTTAAACCTGATGAAGATGATAAAGGAATGTTTTATAAAGCGAGTCTTAAGAAGAAAACAAAGAAAGCTAACGGAGAACCACAAAATCCCGTTAACTTAGTAGGTGGTGATTTAAGCCCTATTGACCCTAATATCTTAGGTAATGGTTCAGTAGGTAACATTCGTATTTATCAGTATGACTATGAGATTGCAGGACGTAAAGGTATAGCTTCAATGCTTATGGCTATTCAGGTAACTACTCTTAAAGAATATACACCAAAGCCTCGTGAAGATGACTTTGCAATGGTAGACATGGAGGTAGTAAAAGTAGCTGATAATCAAGTAGTAGATGAAGATCAGTTTTCATCATCAGATGAGCTAGAAGACGACTTGTCATTTTAATTAACTTAGGGAGAGATTCAGTTTGGGTCTCTCCCAATTTTATTAAGAGGTCTTATGTATTACAGAAGAATATCAAACGGAATTATTGTCATTCACCACTCTGATAGTAAGAGAGAGATTACTTGGGGTAGAACAATGAATGTTAGTTTAGAAACAGTAGACATGTGTATTGCAATGTTGAACAACTACGAGGTAATGAAAAAAGATGGAACTGTGTAGAGGTGTATATTTAGCTGGGCCTATGGCGGGTTTAACGGCTCAAGACATGAAATCATGGCGTTGGTATGCTCATGATAAACTTGGAGACTCTGATATTAAAGTCCTTGATCCGACTAGACGCATCAGCTATCATGAGCAGATACTTAATGATAGGGGATTAGACCGCAATATTGCTAACAGAATCTTTAAACAAGATTTAAGAGATATAGCTCGCTGTGAAGTAGTACTTGTTGATATGCGAGACCTACCAGGAGTTAAAGGTCAAGGTACTGCTGCGGAAGTAATGTTTGCTCATATGAAGAATAAAGTAATTATTATGTGGGTAGCTCCTATTGATACTTTAAATCCTTTTATGACAGCAATGGCAACAGAAATTCATGAAACTTTAGCAGAAGCAGTAGAGGCTTGTATTGAACATGCGGGATGAAGAAATTATAGAAGAATTTTATTACGAAATTGAAGTTAATGGAGGATTTTATGATTATTCTTCGAGTATAGATAAAGCCGAAGAAATAGCAGAAATGCTTATCAAAGAAAGTGATATAACCTCTATAGACATTTGGCAAATTAATAGAAAATCACAACTAATAAAAGAGTATGATTCATGTGGATAATTAATATTGCAAAAAACTCAGGACATAATCAGTTTGATGAATACTCGATTCAATGGCGACATTATTTTAGAGTAGAGACAGATGACTTCTGGCGAGTCCCTAATATTAGAGATGAGCTTATGTCTTTGTATAACTTTCCTGACTATCAAATTAGCGTTTACTCAACAACTTATTCTCGTAAAAAGTTAGACGAGGAAGATATAGAAAGGTTAAGACGTGAAAATTGAAGTATATTACAACTTACATAAACAACTATTTTCAGTTAAGTCCCGACAGAAAGATGACTACGGAAAAGTAATCCGTCATACTCTCGGTGTAGTGATTATATCACCAACGTTTGCTGTACGGCAAGCAGGACGATTAAAAGTTTTAAAAGAAAAAGTAAAAAATGTACATGCTTTTGTACGAGGTGAAGAGTTGTTAGATTATATTATTCCAAGTGGAAATCGCAGGTTTGTTACTTATAATCCATATAAGCACGAACACTTTGTATTTACAGATACAGAAGAAAGAATTTATAGTGCAGATATGGCGGTTTTAACTCAAAGTGGCGATAAGCCAGTTATAGAGGTTTTTAATGGACGAACTATCAGCTGAACAACTAGATGATCTATACGAAGAAAGAGCAGCAATACTTGAGTATGACGCAGGTTATTCTCGCTATGATGCAGAGCAAAGAGCTGCTCAAGTCTATGGCTTTAAAAATAGGTCTGAATTAAAACGTTATATACAAAAAAGGAAAGCTAATGCAATATAGGGTGTATCAAACTCCTGCTATGGGCAGTACTGTTTATGATGGTGAAAATTGGCAAAATGCTATTGATTGGTGGGCTTATTGGCGAAGTAATCAACATAACCCTGTTATTAAAGTTTTTGATTTTAATAATGTATTAGTTTATTCCGCTAATAATAAAGAATATATTGAAAATTGGTCGAGGTACTTATTAATGAACAGAGTAGAAAAACGTATTGTAAAAGAAATGCAAGAAGTAGACTTTCATGGTGACTTTGATAAAATGTCAGATGATGACCAAGATGCTATTATTAATCCTAAACACTACAAAATGATACCTAACTCTGCTTACGAAAGATTCCCTGAAGGGCTAGAGTATATAGATCTTATGGAGTATATCCTTAGACAACACAGGGGTGTTAAGGCTCATTTGTTAGGTCATATTTTTAAGTATGCTATGAGAATAGGTAAAAAAGATGCCGCCTTGCAAGATGCAAAAAAGATTGAATGGTATGCTAATCGTTTAGTAAAAGTTCTTTCAAAATGACTGAAGAAGAAATAAGAGATAGGCACAGAGTATTTTTTAGTGTTAAAGGAATGTTAATACCTAAAGAATACTCTGCTAAAGACATTGAAGATATGTATTATTCCTATATAAAACGTACTTGGGGTAATCATGAAATTCATATAAATGCTCAAGAAGATTTTGATAAACTTTGGGAAGTTAATAAAAAGGACTATATCTAATGATATATTACACTATATCTGAATTTCTTGAAACCACTCAAGATTGTGGCTGTGTTGAACGTTATTGGGAAGAAATAGATAGCTCTTTTAGCTTAGAAGAAATACAAAGATATTTTCAAAAGATGAAAGAAGAAAAAAGAAATGCAAGAGTAGAACGTGTTGAAGTAATTATGGAGTACGATGATGACACAGAATACGAATACGTGGCCTGATTTTGTAGAAAATATGGACTTTGGAGGTACTAAAATGTTGACTCAAGAAGAAATTGATAACTGGGATTCAGGTTATGATGAGCAAAAAGAAGTTTTTGAAAAAGTTAAACCAGATTTAAAACGAGTACAAAAGTCTTTATCTTCTGCGTTGCATTACTTGCATGAAACTGGAGACTATGAATCTCATACAGTAGATGAAGTATTTAAAAAGATTAATGATGCACATTTATTA